CAGACTTTTTAAAAAGATACAAAAGTTTGATGTTATTGAAAATGATAGCGTCATACATCTTTTTAAAATAACTCATCTTAATAACTCTACTGCTGTCTATGATAACGATGGTAAGTTAGTTATGAAGAGTTCAATCAACAAACCTAATAATAAGGAGAAGAAATAATGAATATAGGGGATAATGTTGTAGTTAAAAAAAATGGATATAATGTTTGCGGTAAAGTTCTTAAATTTACTAAAAAAAGAATTTTAGTAAGAACTAATTTCGCACCAGAGGAAAATGTAAAAGCAAGTTGGGGAAATAAATTTCCAGTTGCTCAATATTACAAACCAGAAAATGTAGAGATTAGAAATGAAAAAAGCTAAAAAATCAAAAGTTTTATTTCCCTATGGCATAGAGCATAGAGAAGTAATTGGATATTCGACAGATGGAAAAAAGACTCCATTGTATAGAATAAAAAGAATTTTACCCAAAAAGAGAACTACTAATAAGTCTATTTTTAGGGTATCAATAGTTTTGCTTTTACTAATATGTGGTGCTGTGTTCCTTGCTGGGTGTAGCACCACGCCAATAGTAGATAGTAGGGGCAAAAGTTCCGCCAATATTGAGGGGACGGCGGAACGATACCATGATGATTACTACACTTGCGTTAGTATTGTTGATGATAATACTAATGCTTTTGTAGATACATCAAAGGTAGTGTATAACAAACTAAGATGGAGAGTTCTTTGGCTATCGCCTAAGCTACAAACTAAAAGAGATTTAGTTAATAATTGCTTAGAGGGTCGTGGATATTCTGTCTTAAATAAATAATAATAAGGAGAAACTACAATGTCTAATATAGTTGATAAAGTCTTTGACAATAGCGAAGACGGAAAACCAAACTACGCAATAGATTTAGTCGATGGCACTAGGTTATATTATAGGGGTAAAGTTATGAACCCTATGCCTCAGTCTGGCGATGCAATAAATTTCACTATTATAAATGTGAAAACATCAAAAGGCGGCAATCCATATACTAATGTTAAAGATGTTTCTATTGCTGATAATCATACACTTGATGATGATTTGCCGACTGGAGGAAACCAAACAAGGCCTATGCCTATCTCTAATGGTATGAACAAAAACGATACTCAGAGAATGGACATTTTCGTGACTGGTGTTGTTGGTCGATCAATGGGTAGTGGTCATTTCAGTGTTGAAGATATAAGCGATTTAACAAAAAATGCAGTGAGAGCATTTAATGACAATCTCAAAAATATCTAAAAATTATAGAAAGATATTTTACGACTATTGGGGGTTATCTATTGTTGATACCCCCCAGTGTTGGGGTTGCTACCAAAGACCAGCGGTAGAAATCCATCATCTTAAATCAAAAGGTATGGGCGGTAGTAAAAAAAACTCATACAATGTACCAAGCAATTTATTTCCAGTTTGTCGTCATTGTCATACACAAGCACACCAACACAGACAACTAAACGATGAATTTCAAAAAGAACTAGATCAAAAAATTGCAGATAAGGAATTTGAACAAAATGGCGACTGATATTTATTCACTAGATTTTAACCCAAACGAACTTTCAACTAAACAAGAATTATTAGGTTTTGAATATGCAGATAACGATACTGATACAGAACTTATGAAAAAAGAAGAAAAAATGATTATTGCAGAATTAACACTAGAACATAGTAAAAATAGTAGTTATAAAAATTCAACAGAATTAAATGGACTCATTTATTCTGATGATAAATATAAGCAGTGGTTTGATAGATATAAACCAGTGCTTAAAGCAAGGAATCGTTCTAAAGTTAGATACGAGACCTTTAAGTCCTTTCGTGATGACCTAAGAACTAAGGTAGTAAACGAAAGGGAATTGGCAAAAAATAACTTATAGAAAGGAGTCATTATGCCAGCACTAACACAAAACCAACAAATACTAAGTTACCTTAAATCAGGTAAAAAACTAACACCAAAAGATGCACTAAAAAAGTTTGGTTGCTTTAGACTAAGTTCAAGAGTTTTTGATCTTAGAAGAAACGGACACGCAATCATAACTGATTATGTGACTCGTAATGGTAAAACATTTGCAGAATATAGTTTGTTGCAGTAGCCATGTCAGATAGATTATTACTTGGTTTGTCAGCCAAAGAAATTGACGACATGGAAAAAAGCATCGATATGGATAAGATGAGGTCTCTTGATAAGAACTTAGAAGATGTCCAAATCATGGAACTAGCAAAAAATTCTTTATCATTATACATAAAAAGATTTGGTAGAGAGAGCAACATTTATGAAAAAGCAAAAGATATTATTGTTTATTTAGACAATAACATAAATGAAACTCAAAACCACATGGATAATTTATGATAGAGCATTTTAAAAAATTTGATGAGGGCGATAAAACTTTATTGCCCTTGTCCTTTAGCCATATTAATGAATTTGCATTTCAAAGAGATCGTTGGGCGTTGAGGCGTATCTTTGGGTACGAGTTTCCATCATCAGCGGCGGCAGAACGGGGTAAAGCTGTTGAGTCTGGTCTTAATATGTGGCTGAACGGAATAGATAAACAAGAGGCAATAGTCAAAATGGAAAATGAATTTGATGCAAACTGTAAATTGTTTGATGACCCAAAAACATCAGAGGAAAGATACAATCTTATTCCTTTATTTGAGGAGGGTGTTGAGGCTTTTAGTCAGTTTAGTTTTAAATGGAATCTATTAGACTATCAAAAGAAAGTTGAACTCGATATTCATGGTGTACCTCTAATTGGATATACTGACTTTCATTTTGAGGATAAGCAAACAAAAGAGGATTTTTACATTGATCTTAAAACGACCAAGCGTAAACCTACTGGCTTATCTATGTCTCATGCTATGCAACAATCTATTTATCAAAGAGGCACAAATGCAAATCAGAAACTTTGGTATCTAATAGCTAATAAATCTGGTGCTAAGTTTGAGAGTATAGGCCTAACAGATTATGATAGTCCTATGAAAGTTTGCGAGCATATCATTCAAGTTATGGGTAAATATCTAAAGTCAGTAAATTCTAAGGAAGATGTAAAAAACAGCATTGTTCCTAATCCTGATGACTGGATTTGGCGTGATACAGCCGTTTTAGAGGCAAGAAAAGAGGTTTGGGGTTACTAAGTACCCCTGACCCTTAAAAGTCGCTGTGAGGCCTTTAAATTGCGATTCTGAGGTGCTTTAAGAGTAATCTTAACTCTTCTTTTGCGATTTATAGGCCTTTTGTTAATTAATTCAGAAATTGTCGATGTTGTAGTAAATCCACTCATTTACCAACCGATCTCATAGCACGATTATGAGCCTGAGAAAAGGTTGCACCCTTTTTCATAGCGTTAGCCATTGACCTCATGTGTTTCAATGAATGATGCCTTGCGTGGCGGTTCATTGTTTTACGCTGTCTAGGCTTTAAGTCTTTCGTAAACTTTGAAATAGATGCAACCTTAACCATTTATCTCTTCTTCTTCTTTCGTTTTCCCATTTTAGACATTTTAGACTTTTTGCCTTTTTTCATGCCTTTTGAATGAGAACCTTTGCCAGTGTGATAAGGCATATTATTTCCCCTTTTTTTGTTTTTTCAAAATTGCCATCTGTAACGCTTTAGGCAACTTTTTCTGTTTTGTGGTCAGACCAACTGTTTTCTTTTTCTTCTTAGCCATGATCTAATGAAGAATATAGTTGTGAGCCGCTACAACCACTGCAACAGCTATTACGATCTGCACCCAAGATTTCAATTCTGTGAATGCGTGCCACCATTTAGTAACTTGTTGTTCAATTTTCTTTTTGACCATAAATTACTCCTTTCCTTTGTCGGTGTTTATTTTCTTTAATTTCTCGAAACTACGAATACCTGACATTCCAAGTAAAGCCAT